CCTACGAATGGGTTTGACGCCATGCCATAACGAGTTTTGAACCCGATACGTGGCTGGAAGTCATTCTCACCAACTGCACGTACCATTGTTAGTGGTACGTATGGGCAGTAGAATACACCGGCGTCATATGGGTTAGTACCCTTATAACCAACGTTGATGTAATCACCAGTTGCATATGGATCGATGTATACACGAATACGACCGTTCATAACACCTGCAAATGTGTTGCCTGTGTCGTCTACGTTTAGGTTTGTATTCATCGCTGGAGAATAATCCAACATGCCTGAAGCTGCTAGAGCACTTGCAACATCTGATGAACAGATGATGAAGTTACCTTTACCACGGCGTGTTTCTTTTGCGATTGTGTTAGCTTCACGATCTAGCTGTACACCAAGACCTTTGAACTTCTCTGCTGACCAACGACCATCTGCGTCTGATGATAGGTCAAAGATACCTTTGACTGTTACGTTAGCTTGCTGAGCACCAGTTTTTGCTTGGCCGTTGATTGTACGAATTACTTCGCGGTTGATCTCTGCCAAGATTTCTGTTGACAAGATGTTTGCCAACTCTGTCTCTGCATCAAGACCATGAATTGCTTTCAAGTCTTGTGCTAGTTCTAGTGTGTACTCTGCTTTCAACGCACGTGACTTCGCTGTAACAGTTGCTTTTTCAATGGTGAAACCCATTTCTGCAAATGCTTCACCTGTGTTACCAAGTGCTTCAGCTTCAGCTGTTTCGTATGCGTCACCTGCATAAGGTGCTGAACGATCAGAGTCAATTGTGTTTGAATCATTAGCATTTGCTAGACCGGATAGACCTGATGGGCCATTTGCACCGTTACCAGTTGTTGCTGAGTCACCTGAATAGCCAACTGCTGCTTCGTTGAATAGTGCTTCATCACCATTCGCAACACCAGCTTTAGATGTTTTGTAGCGTGACTTCATTGCGAAGATCAAGCCTGTTGGACCTGTCATTGGCTGAACACCACATACGTCATATGCCATCATGTTTGGCATTGCGCGGCGAACCAATGAGATAAGGATTGGGTTCCAGTTAGCACCAGTTACACCTTGTGATGCACCAGTTACTCCAGCATTAGAGTTAGCTGCTGTTTCTAGCAAGCCTTGCTCTTGCAATGCTTTTTCTGTGTTCTCCAGAACGACTGCAGTTACGGCACGCTTGTGCGCGTCATTAACCAAACCTGCAGTTTCTTCGTTCAATACCGGAGACCATTTCTCTACGAGACGATCATAAGTTTCCATTATAGGATCTCCTACTTACTTGTTTGTTTTTCTTAGGGCGTTTACGTAAGCCGCCATTGAATCTGATACTTCAGTTGTATCACCTTCATCTTCTTCCTCGGGATCACCAAGGTCGATAGCAGCAGTTGTTTTCTTAGCAAAGTATGATTCTTTGATTGTAGCTACTTTCTTTGCGAAAGTTTCTTCATCTTCGAAATCTACCTTTTCAACCAAATCAGCAAGCTTTTCAACTTGAGTTTCTGCTAGGTCTTTTGAAGCTTCACGAATGATAGCTGCACGCTTTAGAGTTTCAAGCTCTTCCGCAAGATCTAGAGATTTTTTCATTGCTGTGTTGAACTGCTCTTCTAGTTCTTCATTGGCTGTTGCTAGTTCGTCAACTAGGTCAACTTTGGATTCTGGGACTTCAATGTAGGACTCAGTGAATAGATCTTTCATCTTATTCATAAAGCCTTCTGCAATCTCGGTACGTAGACCAGTTTGGATTGCCACTTTGTTGTCTTCCATCCATTGCTCAACCACATAGTTGAGGTAGCTGTCAACTTTCTCAACAAGATCTTCTTTAGTTGCTTTAATTTCAGAATCTAGTTCTTCTTTATAAGCTTCTTCCAAACGATCGATTTCTTCAGAAAGTTTTGATTTCAGAGCCGCTTCAAAAATAACAGCTGTTTTAGCTTTAAAGTCTTCTGACAATGTTGCTTCAGATTCAACCAACGCGTCTAGTTCACCATTGTAGTCATATGATACTTCAGGTGACTCTGCAATCACTTCGTCGTCAAGATCAGATAGATCGACGTCTTCTCCCATTAATTTGGACAATGCAACACGAAGATCTTCTTTCTTCATGCGTGACATTTTGTCGTATGCAGCGTTGATCATTCCAGCTTTAGTTTTGATCTTTTGCATAGGTTCAGAGTTTTTCTTATCTCCCTTACGTGCCTTTGCACGAGGGCCTTTGTCTTCTGCTGAATCCACAGAGGCAATAGATTGCGCTTCTGCATTTTTTGGATCATGAGCCTCTTCGATTTCCTCTTCGAGCTCAACATCCTGTTCTTGGATTTGATCAGTCATGTTTGACTCCCATCTTTAGTTGGATTTCAATTTTGAGAGGAAATTCTTATACTCACGAACTTGCGTTTCATAAAGATCCGCACGTGGAGCACGTTTAATTTCAGTCTCTATTTTTTCAATTTCTTGAGCAGTAATAACTCCATTGTTCCAGATCCATTCTACACCTTCCATAACACCATTTACAAAAGCTTCCGGTGCAGATGGGTCTTGTACGATATCAACCGTATTAAGAACAAAGTCATCTTTTACATACATGGTTCCACCACGACGCTCAAGGCTACCCATACCACGAGTTGAGACACCTAATTGAACACCACCCTCAAGCAAACCTTTTACAATGTTGCCCATTGGAGTATCCAAAATTCGTGCCTTTCCCATAACATTATTACCTTCCATTTTTAGATCGGTAATCTTATGAGAAACTTTATCTAAGTTAACAGTTGGTCCATCGGGGTGGTTTAATTCCCCTACCGCTCTGTCCTTAGAAACCTGTTCATTGACGTATTTACTTACAGCACCTTCTAAGATGCCTTTAGGATAGATACGTCCATTTCGGTTCTTAGATTCGGCCATTGCAAATACACCTTCGATGACGTGATTCTTAGATCCGTCCTCTTTCTTTTCGACGATGCACTGAACATCAGTTTCAGTATATTCGGTAATTAGCTTCATCTATCTTCCTAACTGTTTTATAAATTCATTACCCATTTTCTCTGCTTCTCGCTGAGAACGATAAGTTTCAAGTTTGTCACCATCAATATAAACATCAAATTTCCCTTGATGCTTGTGAATCATCATTTTATATTTGCCAACCTTTTTATCAAGAACATGTTCACCAGGTGGCATTTTCTTAACGCGTTCTCTAATGGATTTAAAACTTAAATTCATATTAACACTTTTCTTTATTTATACATTTAAATATTTTGGGTAATATTATGATTCTTCTTTATCAAATTCGTACTCAGTATACTCATCATCTAATTCATCATCTAATTCATCAATAGCAGCTTCAATCTCTTCGTCAGTAACGTCATCAACTTCATCATCACTCATTTCAAGATCTTGTTCTGCTTCTGTATCGTCTGTAGCTGGTTCTTCAATTTCTACTGCATTTCCGTCATTATAAATTTCTGCCGCTACATTAATTTTTTCTTGTTCCAAAGCATCATTCATTTTGCTTTGAATAATATCAGTAAACATAGGCCCAGCTTTGCTGAAGTCTTGGTCAACTACATTATTAATTAGGTCTTCTATTGCGCTCATAATCTGCTAAAGCTCCATCTTGCTGTGGTTGTTCATCTGGAATCGTTTCTGACTCCTGATCCTGTTCAGGTTCTTCATCTGTTGGAATTTCACCTGATTGTTGTTCTTGAGCTATCTGATCTTTCATTTGTTTTAAATCATCATCATCTAGCTGCAAGATATTTTTCATTACCCATTCTTTAGAGAAGAACTCTCCAACATACTGCTGTACATTATCAAGAGTCTGTAATCTATTTTGTAATATCTCTGCATCTTTTAATTCAGTAAAGTGATTATCTCTTACATAATCAACTACAATATCATTTTTCCACTTTTCCCAATCCTCTTCTACAATGATGCCTTTCATAAGCAATTGTTTTTTGAGAATTTCAGTAAATAACATTGAGAAACGATTTCTTAATCTATCAATAAACTTCTGAAACTTTACTTCATCTCTAGTAATCTCTGTAGATCTACCTAAACTAAACTGAGCTTCCTGTTCCAATCTATTAATAGGCACATTAAGACTTTTATATAGCTTCTTTTGAAAATATAGGATATCATCAATTTGGCCAAGGTTTTCACCACCAGGTAAGGTGGAGATCTCCGTACCTCTCCCACCCTCTCTACGAGGAAGCCAAAAGTCTTCCAGCATAGACATATGTTTACGATCGTCTCTTACCTTACCGGTGTCAGCATCATATACTAGTTTATTACGGTAACGAGCCATAATATCTTTCATATATGTTTCTGCTTTACCACGAGGAAGGTTACCAACATCAATATAGAAGATACGTCTTTCAGGTGCTCTAGCTAGTCTATAAATGACTAACGAGTCTTCCATCATACGTAATTGGTTTACTGGTTTTAATGCTTTATGTAGAAATGAAATTACTTTCTTTCTATCAACGTCTAATAGACCCGATGTTACATATGATACAGAGTCATTTGATAATTTTATACCACCTGACATACCACCTGGCTTCTCTTGATAGATGTAAAATTCATTTACATTCTCAACAAGATTAGCGCCGGTAACAGGATCTTTTTTTCTTTTTATTTCTTTTACTTTACGAATCTTAGAAGCATCAATCGGTCTAATCTCTTGAATACCTGCTTTAAGATTATTTTCATCAACGACTAGATGATGATATATTCTACCATCAACATACCAACGTCTAAAGATGTCATGTCCAAGATCTTTAAAGCTTAACATTGATACTACATTATCAAACTCTTCATTAATTTGTTTTTTAACAGAATCACTAATATCTTCTACATGATCTAATGTAAGTGAAACAGGAGATTCTCCTGCCTGAGAGGTAATTGATTCGTTTACAATATCCTCAATAGCTGCATCTACCTCTGGGTGTATTGATGTAGCTCTATATTGTCTAATATTTTGATGGTTGTCCTTGGCATGATCGCCCTCGCCAAGATTAACATAAGTGCCGTAATGAGTTCCAGCAGCCGTAACATAGCCTGCTCCATCCTGATCAACAGGTGGTACAACGGATTGCATTTTCTCCGCTTGCTTATTGCGAGCACGTTTTATTTCAAATCCAAATAATTTAAGTCCTTCAGTCTCAGCCATACTAGTTCTCGTAATTAAGTTAAGGAGAGCCCGTAGGCTCTCCAATTATATTTATTTAGGTAGTTGTACCTGATTCCCAGTATTGTACTTGGAACTCAACCTGGAATCTCTCAATGTCATTCTCTAGACCATACGCTAGATCAATTTGAGAAATTGCTGTTGGGAAACAACCTCTAAAGTTATATGTCTTTAGTGTGTTACCATCTTTGCCAAGTTGTTCAACTACAAGATCCGCTTCGTAATCAACAGGATTTGTTAGACCAGTATTTGCTGAGTGAGCATTCATACCATTCATCCAACGCTCCATTGCGTTACGAACATTAAAGTCTGTATCGTTAATGATAGTAGGTGTCCATACATCGAACACACGATCACCATTAAACTTTACTTGACGACCACGGAAAGGAACAATAATTGTACCTGTTGTAGAAGCAGGTAATGCTGCTGCTTCACATAGGAATGATGTTAATTCAACATCTCCACCTGCATAGCCAGGAAAATTAATAGTGGCTTTAAATAAATTTGGTCTAGCGCCACCACCACGCATTTTGGCTTTAAAATCATCTACGCCTAAAACTGCCATCTGTTATACCCTCCTTATACCGAAAGACCAGCGACTTCTTCGAAGTCAACGCCGGTTCTTACTGCAACAAAATTAAGGGTGATGTAGTTGATAGAACGAGCAGGTTTAATGAAGATATTTGCAATAAATTCATTTCTGTCGATAATATCGGGTGTATTATTTGTTTCATCGCACACGACTCTAAAGTCTGTTATACCTCTACGTCCCTTGATCTCTCTTAGGAATGGTTCTACGATGTTAACAAATTCGGCTCTTGTAAACTCATCGTTAAGTTCGAAGAGTGTATTACGAGCAGCCAAACCGATCGCTCTTTCAATTACCACAAATAGTCTACGCACATTGATTCTATCAAACGCTGAAGGTCTATTTAAGTGTGTTTTATCACCATATAGTAAAATACCTTGACCAGGTAGATTAGCAATTGGATTTACTCCAGCTTTATACAAAGTATCTCTTTGTGCTTTAGTTGGGGTATATGCTAGGTTAGTCACACCAAAGTATTGACCTCTGCGAACACCTGCTGGTGAGTACCATGGAGCATTGTCATTATCAGATGCTGCCATAATACCTGCAGTAGATGATGCAGCTGGAATGTATACATAAGTATCATTGTACTTATCATATACTTTTAACCAGTTGTTATCAACGATTAGGTAGCTTGACCAATCCATTGCATTTGTTTCTGCTGTTGTTGCAGTTACGGGATCTGCGTTATTAATAACGTTTTCAGATGCTGGTGATGCCACAACTACACAATCCTTACGTGTTTCTGCAATACGAACTAGTTCATCAGTAATAGTAGCATTTGTTGCTGTAGTACCAGAACCTGGTGCGATTAAGAAATCAACTGTGATTGTGTCTTTGTCTTCAAATACAGAAGCTGCTGATACGAAATCAGAAGCAGCCGCAGCAGATCCATCTGCTCCTAATGCCAATGACCAATCTCCTGAATCAAGGCCACCCGCAACACGAACCCAATTGGATCCTCTGTTGACAACGTCCTTAACATAGTTTGATGAGCCATCTGTATTTGTTGCTGTAGAATCATCTTCTACAAATGCAAATCTTTCTAGTACAGTACCTGCGGTACCTGTGATAACACCATCTTCGTCAAGCACAAGAACATGACGTTCTGTGCCTGTAGGTGCACCATCAAAATTAGCCTTATAGGGCCAGTTGGCCCAACCAGTTGAACCTGTAGCCACAACTCTTAGTGAGTTACCTACGGCTCCTGGATATTTTGCAAAGATTCTGTTATCAGAATCCATTGTGTAACTTACGTTGTTTTCCCAATGCTCGTTATTCTTAATTAGAGTTGCTGTACCACCTGAGTTAACCGAGTTTGCGGCTGTTGCGTCAACAACCCG